AACGAGCTCCTGCGCAACAGCGGCATGACGCAGCAAGAGGCGTGCGATTTTCTGCAGACCTACATGGTCCCCTATCTGCAGGGAATGGCCCTGAGCACCGCCGAGGCAGACGCCCGCGGGCTCCCCTACGTGGAGAGCGGCGACTGTCTGGACGTCAGCGCCGCGGACGGCCAGAGCTTCCGCGTTTACTTAACCCGCCGGGAGCTGCAAGGCATCCAGCGGCTCACCGATAATCTGGAAGCCGTCGGGAATCAGCTGGGCGGGGCAGCAAATACGTCCGCTGACGTCCAGATCAGTTCCGGCGGAAGTGGAAGCGGTGGCGGAGTCCCGGACGGCGGCACGGCGGGCCAGGTGCTGACAAAAAACAGCGATGCCAACCAGGACGTCATCTGGGCTGATCTCCCTCTCACGTGGCGTCTGGCCGGTCAGACGACCAGCAGTACCGGCACGGTCACTTACCCGGAAAACGCTAAGGAAATTTTCGTCATACTCAAATTCTCCGGGTATTCGTTTAGTAACATGGCTCCCGTTGCCGCTCTCCCGAATGTGTGGTCAATCGGTGGTTATTGGTACTCCTCCTCGGACACTGGCATCGCGAACGTCAACCACAGCGCGGCAAACAGGACGATTCAGGTCAGAAACGCCAAATACGGCGGAGCATCATTCACGAGCATGGAGGTCTGGTACAGATGAATGTTATCGACATATCCGAATACCAGCGCGGCATCGACCTCGGCGGTGTTATCAGCTCCGGCAGCGGCTGGGGCACTGCATTCTGGACTGTATAAGGAGGATCATCATGCACGGTATCGACATCTCCGAGCACCAGGGCTGGGCCTTCGACATCGCCCAGCACCCCCACGACTTCGTGATCATCCGGGCCGGCTGGGGCCTGGGCAACGAGGACAAGCTGTTCCGCCGGTTCGCGGATCAGGCGGAGGCCCTGGGCGTGCCCTACGGCGTGTACTGGTACAGCTACGCCACCAGTCCCGACCGCGGCGCCGACGAGGCCCGGTCCTGCCTGGAGGTCATCCGGGGCCGCAACATCCGCTGCGGCGTCTGGATCGACATGGAGGACGCCGACAAGTACAAGCGGGACCGGGGCGCTCTGACCCCGGCGGTCTGCACCGGCGTCTGCAAACAGTTCTGCGACGTCATCCAGGCCGCCGGCTACCACGCGGGGATCTACGCCTCCCGCAGCTGGTTCGGCCCCCGGGGCGTTATCACCAACACCTACGGCTACGACAAGTGGGTGGCCGCCTGGGGCGCCAACGACGGCCGGGAGACCTACGACCTCTCCGGCGAGTGCAGCGTCTTCCAGTACCGCGGCTCGCCGCTGGATCTGGACCGCATGTATGTGCCCCTCTCCTGGTTTTGCGACGACGTGCCGGCTCCGGCGCGGAAGACCATCCACCAGCTGGCCGAGGAGGTCATCCAGGGCCTCTGGGGCAACGGCAGCCAGAGAGAGGACGCCCTCACCCTGGCCGGGTACAGCTACCGCGAAGTCCAGGCCGAGGTCAATCGGATCCTGTCCGACTACGAGGCCCCCATGACCGACCTGACCGCCTTGGCCTGGGACGTGATCGCCGGCAAGTACGGCAACGGACTGATCCGCCGGGCGAAGCTGGGCAGTAAGTACGACGCTGTGCAGGCCGAGGTCAACCGCCTGCTGTCCGGGAGGTGATCGGGATGCAGATCACTGTGACCTGGCAGACGATCATCACGGCCGCAGCCGTCCTCGGCGCGATCGCGGCAATTATCCGCTACTACAACAAGGGGTACGATTTTGTGAAGCAGCAGCAGAAACAGGATGAAGTCATCAAAAACATGCAGGAGGAGCTGGCGCTCCTGACCTATGGGGTGCTCTCCTGTCTGAAAGGCCTGCACGAGCAGGGAGCAAATGGCCCCGTCACAGAGGCCATCGACAAGATCGAGAAGCACATCAACAAAAAAGCCCACGACCAGACATGAAAGGAGATCGCCATGCAGCTGCCCGACCGTGTATATGATTGCCTAAAATGGATCGCCCTGATTTGCGTCCCCGCCGTGGCCACGTTCTACGTGGCACTGGCCGGCGTCTGGGGCTGGCCCTATGCCGAGGAGATCTCCAAGACGGCCAACGCCATCACCGTTCTGATCGGTGCCCTGATCGGGATCTCCAGCGCACAATACTACAAGGGAAAGCATGAGTAAGTGGTCCGATTCGGACACGCTTGGGGTTAATTTGGGGTTATTTTTCCCGGAGAAATCCTGCGATGCTTGTTTTTCAAGCAAATTCCGCACCTATCTACCGCTTGGTAAGGATGAGGTCCCCGGTTCGAATCCGGGTAACAGCTCCATAGAAAAGCCCGGAAAACCTCGGCTTTCCGGGCTTTTTTTGTTTTTCGCACAAGGCGCGGAACGCGCAGGAAGGCGCAGGAAACCGCAGTTCCGGGACGCTTCCGGGGTTAATTCTGAAGCTCCGGGGTTAATTCGGGGTTAAAAATCCCGGCCACGTCATCGGCCAGATCTTCGGGCTGGTGTCCCATCAAGCTGGTGTATATGTCCAGGGTGATCTTCGCGCTGGAGTGCCCCGCCAGGTACTGCACGCGCTTCAGATCTACGCGGCCCAGGATCAGCCGGGTGATGTAGGTATGGCGCAGGATATGGGGCGACACCGGGAAGTCAATGGACACCGTCACCCCCGGATGGCGGAAGACCGGATCCCCCAGGTGCTTGACTTCCTCAACGTCCTTCGTCTCCCCTGTGACCGGATCTTTCCGGCGCCGGGTCACCGTGCCGGTGCTACGGGCCTTGACGCTGTCCCAGGCGCTGCGCAGCGTGGCATAGGACCAGGGCTCTCCCTGTCCGTCCGTCAGCACACAGCGGCCGGACAGCGCTTTTTGCTCGTCCGGCGGGCATTTACCCTTTTCGGCTCTCAGCGCCTCCTGCAGCGGCACAGGAAGCGGTATGTCCCGCCAGGCGGCGTCCGACTTCAACAGCTGGCTGATCTCCGGCTGGCTGTTGCGGATCCACCGGCAGGCCCGGCGGACTTTCAGGTGCGGGGCTTTGGCGTCCAGCTCCACGCAGTCCCACTGCAGGCCGCAGATCTCCTCCCGGCGCAGGCCGGCATACAGTCCCAGCATACAAAAAAGCCAAACCGGCAGGCCCTCCACGGCGGCCAGCAGCGTCTGCTGCTGCTGCTCTGTGAGGGCCTCTTTTTTTTGTGTCCCCCTCCCCCCTGCCTTGATCCTGCGGGCGGGATCCCTGGAGATCTTTCCGGCTTCCTCCGCGTCGGCAAAGATCCGCCGCAGAATCTGCCGTGTCTTTTCCTGGGTGGCTTTGGCGTAGGAGGCCCTGGTGGCCATCACCGCCTTGATGTCGTCTGACGTGACCTCACGCAGCCGCAGGTGCCCGATGGCGGGACATATGACCCGGTTGATCTCCCGACTGACGGCGGCCCGCCGGGCCTCGGACATTCCCGGAGCCTCCCGGGCGTACCACTGAGCGGCGTACTGCCAGACGAAGGGCGATTCTCGGGCCGCCGCCTCTGCGGCCCACTGGGCCTGCAGTGCGGCCACCTTTTCGTCTCTCTCCGTTTTCGTTTTTCCGTATACCTGCTCGTAGCCGCTGCCGTCCGGCCGGGGCACCTTTGTGCGGAAATACTTGTATTTCCCGTATCGGGCTTCTTTCCTGGCCATTTTGTTCCTCTTATTTTGCGCAGCGCTCGCAGAGTTCGTAGCCCGCGGCGTCGGCCTGCTCCAGGGTCATTTCGCTGTAGCTTTTCATGCCGGAGCAGTCCTTCTTCAGGTGAATCAGACCGGCGGCGCTGACATATACCGTCCGCTGGGGATCCATGCCGTGGATCCGGTACGGCGTGGCCGTGGGATCCGGCCGGGGCGTGGGCGCTGCGGTGGGAGCGGCCGTAACGACGGTACGCTCCGGCGCCGGAGACGGCTCCGGGCTGCCGGAATCGAAGAGGCTGCCGATTGCTCCAATCCCCAACAGAGCGGCAAACCCGATGGCGACAGCTTTGCCGCTGATCTTTTTCTTTTTGGCCATATCTCTATTTCCTCCTGCAACAAAAACGGCGGAACGGGATCACCCGGCCGCCGTCTCTTTTTTCTCGGCATATTCGGCCAGGATCCCGTCCACCAGCCCCCGGTCCCTGTCGCTGGCCGCATGATAAGCCGCCAGGAGCCGGGCGTCCTCCTCCGAGATCCCGGGAGATCTGCGGGAGCTGATCCCCAGCAGGTAATCGGCTGTGCAGCCGAAGATTTGGCATACCCGTCGAATTGTCTCGGCGTCCATCTGCCGCGTTTCGGTTTCGTAGGTCGATATTGCCTGCCTTGATACGTGCAGGGCTGCGGCTAAGGTGTCTTGCTTTATTTCAGAAGCCTGCCGGAGCTCTTTTAATCGGTTCACGTCATCATCTCCCGTGCAAATTATACAAATAATGTTTTAGTTTTTCATGGATTGCCACAAATAGTAGCACAAAAATAAAATAACACTTGCATTTCTACTTGATGTAGCGTATTTTAGTCTCACGCAACAGAGCGTAGCGAAAGGAGGCACGACATGAGCGAGATCCTGCCCGGAATCCGGCCCCGCCGGAAGGCGGCGGGCATGACCATGGAAGACCTGGCCAACGCCATTGGCTGCACGCTGCAGGCGGTGGGCTGCTGGGAGCGCGGCGAGACGCTTCCCACCGCCGACCGGCTTCCCGAAATCGCCCGAGCCCTGGGCTGCACCATCGACGACCTGTATCAAGAATATCAAAAAACGGAGGACTGAACCATGAGCGAGAACAGCACGAATATCTACGCCAGCAGCCGGCGGGCTGCAGGAATGACCCAGGAACGCGCAGCGGAGCTGCTGGGCGTGGCCACGAGGACCTTGGCGGCCTGGGAGAACGGCGAGCGGATCCCGCCGGCCATGCGGGTGGCGGATATGGTGGATCTGTACGCCTCCCCGTGGCTGGCCATCCAGCACCTGCGGTTCAACGCCCTGGTGCCCGGCCTGCTGCCGGACGTACACCAGGTTCCCCTGGCCCAGGCAGTGTGCCAGCTGTGCAGCTCCATCCGGCACATCACGGAGGTGCACGCCTCCGACCGGCTGCTGGAGATCGCGGCGGACGGCAAGGTAGACGAGATGGAGCGGCCGGACTACGACGCCCTGCTGGACGATCTGGAGCCGGTGATCAGCGCGGTGCTGACGCTGCGCTGCGTGAGAGAGGAGCGGTGACGTGGATCGAAACCTGTTGACGGTGGCCCAGGCCGCGGAGCGCCTGGGCTGCAGCGAGGACACCGTCCGGCGGCTGATCCACGGCGGCCAGCTTCCCGCCGTCAACGTCAGCGCCCGGCTGACCCGGCTTTTTCCGGAGGACGTGGAAGCGTACCTCCGCAGCCGGACGATGCGGACGGCCGCACTGCAGAAAAAGAACCGCCCCCGGATGATCTGCGACGTCCGAGGCGGCATCAACAATTCCGGTTATTATCCGGGGATGAAGGTGGTCTGATGATCGAGATCAAAGAGGGCGAAAATCGCCCCAGCGAGGTATTCCTCGCCCTGTGGTACTTCCGGGCGAACCGGGAGCCGCTGAGCGCGGAAAACTTCAGACTGTGCGCGGAGACATGGTGGCGGCTGCGGGCCATGGAGGCGGAGCAGGCCGCCAAAAAGGCCAAGGAAGCCCTTGATTATCTTTTGGGGCGTCCCGGCGATCAGCATCCGGAGGACAGCGGGAAGACCGAGCCGGAGAGCGGACCGAATCGGACACCGGAGGACGGCGGGCCGGCGGAAGACCCGGCGCCTGCAGAGCAGGAACCGGACGAGGACGCGGACGCCGAGGAGACCGCCCGGAAGGCGGCGGAGACGGCCAAGGCCAGATCCGACGCCGGGGCCAAGGGTCTGATCACCAGGAAGAAGAACGTGCTGGCGGCGCTGGAGGAGCTCCGGGACGCCGGCGTGAAGCTCCAGGAGATCGCGGACGCGGACCGGCGGCTGACCCTGCTGGACGTGCTGCAGATGATGGAGCACAAGCCGGTCTCGTTACCCGTGCTGGCGGCGCTGGAGCGCGCCGTGGGCGTGCTGCGGGCCCGGGCCGCCGGGCCGGCGGAGGAGGACATGACATAAGCAAGCCGTTGTTTACTCAGGAGGAACTGGAAGAGTTGAAATCCGTCGATGACGAAATTGAAAGATCGTTTCGGATTTCTACCAAGGAACGCCTGGACGGAAACACCAGGGATCGTAAAGCTAAGCTGCTGACCAGTTTTGGGGCCGCCGAGGCCAAGCGGGCCTACTATGAGGCCAACCGGGAGAAGATCGCCGAGTCCCAGCGGGCCTACAGAGAGGCCAACCGGGAGAAGATCGCCGATT